CGTTAATTGTTAAGTTATCATGATGTAGCTGTAAATTAATCCTTACCTAAGCTATTTATTCTGTGATATCCAAGACTGATTAACATTAAGAACCTGTGTTCATTCAAAGTAAAAGAATTACACCTATCCCAATATATATATCTCAATATTAATAACAATGAGTCCTACCAATTTAAGTTACCAAACTTATAATCCTCAGTTAGCAACTGGTGTCCATGGCTCACCCATGACCCAAACCGCTGTTCTGCATGCTGCAGAAAGACTGATGCCTTATGACGACTATTTCAAAGTTCGTGATGGTTATCGGCGATCTATCGCCAACCTAGATTCTCTAGTTGAAGACTACATGCGTGGAGACCTTCCTGCATTCTCAGTTATAAAAGACAACCTCTATTATGAGTGTGTCCAACTTGCTAGAACTATGTTCTCACCACCTCAAACTTATCGTCCCGTTCACTTTGTAGATTTACGTTACTACCCTTACCCGCTCAATAGTTCAGCTGAAGCACCTTACACTTCAAATCCTCTATTAAGACGAGCAGTAGTTAAGTTATATGAACAAAAGAAATTACCTAGTCCTAGGCTTAATTTTCATAATCTCTACAATCTTATTTTTAAGATAGAACGACAAAATGTGCATCGAGCAAAATTAGGATATCTAACCGATTACCAAGGTAATGATATTCTCGCTTGGAACACTGCGCACGCCCGTGCTCACTTAGTTTCATCCGAAGACCCCGATAAAACCAGAATGGTTTTTGGAGTTCCTAAAAGACTGATATTCGTAGAAACAATGTTCTTTTGGCCGCTTATGCGCTGGCTAATGGAAAGTGACTCACCTATGCTCTGGGGCCACGAAACAATTAAAGGAGGCTGGTATAAACTAGCTAACTATTTCAGTGTGCACCAACCAAGAGCACAAACCTTCCTCGCTTTAGATTGGAAGCAGTTTGACAAACGTGCGAAATTTGAAGTTATTGATGACATTCATTTTAAGATAATTTTAAGTTACTTAGACCTCAAGAATGGATATATCCCAACCATTAATTATCCTGAGTCCGAAACGGACGAATGGCGATTAATGAACCTTTTCAGGTACATGAACTATGCAGTAAAATTTACTCCTGACGCATTGCCAAACGGCCATGTGTTTAGACGAACGATGGGAGGAATAGCCTCAGGCTTCTTCCAGACCCAAATTCTCGGTTCAATTTATAACATGATCATTTTATTAACAACTCTTGCTGACGCAGGAATCAATGTAAATAACATATCAATTAAAGTTCAAGGCGACGATTCAATTATCGCCATTAATGAATACATTCCACCTGAAAGACATCAAAATTTCTTAGATCAACTGGCGGACATAGCACTCAGACGCTTTGACGCAGTATTAAACACTAAGAAATCTAAGATTAATAATAATTTAAACGGTTTACCCGTTTTAGGTTACACTAATCTCCACAGCTACCCTATTCGATCAAAATTCGAACTGCTTGCTTCTCTGGCATATCCAGAAAGGCAATGTGACCCATCTCGATTGATGGCCCGTTGCATCGGCATAGCTTGGGCAGATTGCGGAAACAACCCTAAAGTTTTCGAAGTTTGTAAAGATGTACACGACTACTTTAAAAGTGAAGGATACTCTCCTAACATGACAGGATTACCTGACATTATAAAAGCTCAAGATCTTATTCTTAAGCAGGCAGAATACAAATCCATTGTATCAAGCGAATTCCCTTCTGTCTTTGATACAACCAGACACTTATTTAGTATGATCCCTCGCAGTACTCAACAAAAGGAACAGCTATGGCCAACCAGCCATTTCCTAAGCGAGTACTAAGCTTATCTTCGATTCCTGGCCGGAAATAGATGAGCCGTCTTTTTTTTTCAAAATTAACCTTTCGGCAAAAAGACGACTAAGCTCAATCAAAAAAC